ATGAAAATAATTTTTACTATGGATGTGCCTGTTGGTTATGGGGGTATGGAAGCGGTGACATCCAGGGTAGTCCGGCTATTAAATTCAACTGACAATATTGAAGCCTCAGTTTTTCTGTTTGATGAAGGGGAAGAACAGGATCGGCAGTGGTTACATGGCATTTCATACACTATACATAAATCATCAATTCGTAATCATAAGTTAAGACGGATTGCGCATGCCTGTGCTTTAGCTCGTTATATTATTAAGGTAAAACCTGATATTATTATTACATTGAACACCATTCCTTGTCTGATCTCCAGACTGGCAATTCGTTTTTCTTTACAAAATATAAAGCTGTTGTCATGGATGCATTTACCTCCGTTGGATCGCTATCGCCCTTATTATTTAATGAAGGCTGATTATCATCTGGCGATTAGTAGTGAGATTAGCCGTCAGTTGATGGAATTAGGTGCAGTGGGAGAAGATATTGCGATTGTATTTAATCCGGTAACTCATAGTGATGTCTGGGCAGAAAAAGCGCCAGTGGCACGTTTTATTTATATCGGACGAGTGCATTTCGAGGATCAGAAAAGATTAAAGGACCTGCTGTCAGCGTGCGCTTTATTGAACGGAGAGTGGCATCTTGATGTGATTGGCGATGGTCCCGACCGGGAACAGTGCCAGGCCTATGCTGTCGCTTGTGGGGTGAATCAAAATATCACCTGGCATGGATGGCAACAAGATCCCTGGCAATATACGCGGGAAAATGTCGGGAATGTTTCTGCTTTGCTGCTTACCTCGGCTCATGAAGGTTTTCCTTTAATACTGCTGGAGGCTTTATCCCGGGGTATCTGGTGTATTAGTTCTGATTGTGTCAGCGGTCCTGGCGAAATAATTCAGCCAGGGTTAAATGGCGAGCTTTTCCCTCCCCGCGATACGACAGCTCTGGCCCGTAAGATGCAGGACATTATTGAGGGATGCCAGTTGCCGCCGCCAGCTGTTATTCAGGAAAGCGTCGCCCGGTTTTATGATGAGAATTACCTGGCGCATCTGCTGACGGTTCTTAAAAACGTGGTTCACCAAAAATAATCCTCTGAACACGTGCCCCATCTGCTATCTGGCGATGGGGCGTGTAGTATTTACTGACCGGTAATAAGGCGGTTGATCGATTGATAAACACCCTGCGGCTGAATCGCCATATTATAATTAGTTCTGGATTTTAATACCTGCTGATTTTTTCCGTATCCGCCAGTTCGCGCGCTACGTTTTCCAGGCTCATGCGCGACATCACATCAACGTACAAAAATCCCTTAGCCCGCGGTACTTCATGGGGCGTTCCCCACGGAAAACAGGCGATCGAATTGGTTGAAATCTTCAGGAGTTTTATGATTTTTGGCCAGTTTGTCAGCCTGAGCCTGCAATTGTTTTTCATCCATAAAGCAACCCGCTTTTGATGTTGTATTGAACATATCGAAATCAGGCAATTGCACAAATTTATGTACAGGCTCAACATTCTGAAAGGCCACTTCTTAGCGCGGGCCTTCTATCAATGCTCAGCCCATGCCGTGAACACCAGCGGCGAACCATAGCCAGATCGTCGGTATTCCTTATCTGAGTTATACGGCCAGTAGAATTGCCGACAAGTGCCAGTATTGACTCCTGTTGAAACTACTTTTAGCGCACCAGCCACAGCCTCCGGATAGTGTAGCGCGGTCGTGGCGTAGCTCGTCACGCTCTGATAATACTCGCCCGCAGTTGTCATAGAATCCAGATCGGTGCCTGCTGCTATCGTGGAAATGGCATGCGGCACAGCGCCGACATCAGCAGCGGTAAGAGAGCTTTTAGTCGAAAGATTACCCAGCCCCAGGCTCAGACGAGCTGCTGCCTGAGCGCTTGCCCCATTGGCCGAGATCTCAATTAAATTTTTGCTGATAGACAGATAGACTTCAGGTGCTATCACTTCCGTGGCCGCCACAGTTACAGACCTGGTAGCGCCGGAACTGGCCCCCGTCAGTGTCAGCGTGGCAGTACCGGCGCCGTAAACATCAAGCACTCCGGCACCCGATAACGAGGCGACACTGCTATTTGACGATGACGCCAGAACGGTCTCAGTATATCCAGTTGGCGAATAGGTGATCGGGACGTTATACGTATTCCCGACAACCAGACTCGACGGAATAGTGCCAATTGTGATGCTGGTTAACCAGATATCCTGTCTAAGTGTGGCCACGGCTGTCAGCCCTGTAGAAATTGACGCAATGATTGTCTGCATTCCGCTGGCAGAATTAGCTGTGTAGAGTCCGTCTGGGTTGATTGACCCGAGCGCCGCATCAGCTACGGACCATGAGATCGGATAATTTCCTCCAACGTTGGACGGCACGATAATCGCTGAAAACTGGCGCGCCTTTCCTGCTTCGATACTGTCTGTAGCTGGAGTGATAATAATAGCGGTCGGTCCGGCCTCTCCTGTATCAGCTTTGGCCTGGTCGGTTTTGATGATAATCATGCAAAATGTGTGATCAGGTTCCGCCACCGGCGCCCCAGCGGTCCCGTCAATGTTGCGCCAGTTCGATGATCCAGTTGTATTTCCTGATTGCTGGTTTGGCACCTGTTCGCTTTTAACGCGATTCTGATCGCCAAAAACCCCCTGGCCTTGGTAGGATTCACTGCTCCAGTCATCGCCCCGCAACGGGAGATAGATGTCGTCGCCCTCAGATCCGCTGGCTCCAGAAAATTTCGACGTCAGATGATAGTGCTCCAGCGATGTTCCTGCGCCATTAGTCCCGATCAGTGATTTATCACTTGCGGCCTTTGGATAGCGGTCGCGTAGGTCAGGTAATCGCCCGGACGGATAAACAGCGGTCAGTTTTGGGTTCTCTGTTGTACTGAATGTCTGTCCGTTGGCCTCCAGCCAGCCGTCAGGCGGAGTGTTCGTAAACCACAGCATCCCGCCACCTACCGGCACTGTGTACGGTTCAATAGCAGTAAACAGCTCCTGATCCAGTTTATCGGCCAGTGACCTCACCCGCCGCGGCGTCATCGCCTGGGAGGATCCGGTGCCGTCCAGTGCTTCTTGCTCCGTTGCTTCGCGCTGAATGTATGGCTGCCATTTCGTTGTATCAGTGCCGGGTGTGGCTGTGTTACCAGCCATCAGCGACAGATAAAGGGCACCGTTATAATTCACCACTACACCAGCGTCATAGCCGAACGCGCTGCCGTTATTGTCTGCTGCCGTAACCCACTCCGGGTATCCGTTCGTCTGGTACTGCCTGATAGCGCCGGTGATAGCGTTCAGTACACCATTCATCACAGCACGTTCAGGGTTTTTGGCGTTGGCGTCGGTTTTAGGGTTGCGCTGGTAGTCCGGCCCCCAGCCGCTGGGATAACTCACTGACCCGTCGGCCGGTACAGTCTCGGAAATGCTGGTGCGGTCCCCGCTGGCTGCCCAGGGGATTCGAAAAAATTTCTGTTCCATTTTTTTACCTTAATAATCGGAGGGAATTAGGAGGTGTAAAAATATTCCTGTGCATACCATGGCTCAGTCGGTGCTCCGTCATTCACCTCAGCAGGCGCGATCGGGTATTCTGGCAGACCCGTTGTAATTGTGTCCTTTCCGCGAGTTAACTGAGTTATTTCTCCCGTTTCAGGTTTGATCAGGTGCGTGGGTGGAGTTGCACAAATCAGCCAGATTGCAACAGATGGCGGAACGTTGCCATCTGCTGACACATAGTCTGTTCTCATAACGTGTGGAACTATTGTTCCGTCCTCCAGGCAGGGCAGTTCTCTCAACCAGGCCCGGAAGGACACATTCGTGTCACCGGCGGTTGGATATGACAGTGTCACCTGCGTTTTCCAGTAAACACTGCTACCCATGTGCCCGCACGCACGCGCGGCGGATTTGATGTCAGGGTAACCAAACGAAAGGTTTCCACCGCCTGTCCCCCGCTTCCACGTCTTAGCTGGTATATAGGGCGCCTGAATCTGGCTCACGGTTACTGCTGGTGCGCTGGTATCATATGGTCGCCAGAATACCCATTCCGTGTATCGATCCCGGTTCAGCACATCCGGCATTATTCCAGATACATAAACATATTCACCGGTTTCCCCAGGGTAAATCGTGATATATGCGGTCGTTGTGGTACCCGTTAACGATCCCCCTGTCAGGTTGTAGGTTGTCGAGGTAGGCACCTTAATGTCTGAGGGGGTGGAGAATCGCGAATACGCCAGATTCGAAAATTCCAGAAGTGTACGATTGCCACCGCTGACAGTGATCTCAACAGGTGGCAGCATCCCGTCTTTGCCGTCTACACCATCTTTCCCGTTGGTGCCGTCAGCACCAGCAGGAATCAGTGCTTTAATCTGGTTTACCGTGGCTGCTACGGTTTCGCCTCCCTGAACTGCAGCGAACTTTTCACTGCCTGTTAATACTTTTGCTGAACCTAATTCAGATATTTTAATTCCACCACTCATATTATTTACTCCAGACATTTAAAGTCATAATGAAGCCCATCTCCCCACCAGAACGGCGCATTATTAAAATTCATATTGTACGGACCAAAACCGAACGGTTCATATTCCAGTACCCGAAATTTAATACCCACTGTCGCCGGGCGTGGCAGCAGGTCATATTTAGCCAGGATGACAGACAGGTCATCGCTGGGTTGTTCTTCAAAAACGTACATGATGTATGACATGTCATTAGGGTCGAGGGCGTAAGCGCCGTTTTCCTCTCCGAACAAGTCTTTCAGAATACCGTTAATCTCAGGAATGGTGCTACGGGTGATCAACTGGTAATACCGTAGACGACACACCAACCGCTTTTGTTTTGTTGTCAGGGATAAATTTGGACAATCCTGAATAGTGAACGATATCCCCAGAATTCTGGCCCAGATATTTAATCCGAAATCGTTCGCGGTTCTGATATCAAACACATCACGGAACCAGTTATTCCAGAAATGCTCGTGGGCCTGATTATACCAGTCCTGTTTTTTCTCTATCAGAGTCTGTATGTTGCTGCCATCGGTCTGCCAGATAATATTTCGTAGCAGGTTAACGCTGTTGTTAATTTCCGGGATAGTCTCTGCCATAATTTACCTATGAAAAAAGCCACTACTGAAGGTTTTCATTTCATGATTATTTAGCCGATCAGTTGTTAAGCCTGAAAATTTTTTCGGGTTTAACCTGAGCGAATAGTGCTGTCTTATTTGTGGTAATTCAGAATAGTTTCTGCATTGTATTTTATTCCCATCAACAGCAGCAAATCAGGCGATTACCCGGTAACCACGCTGATATTCTGCACTTCTAAAACCGGAATTTCATTCTTGAGAATTTCGAGCTCACTGGCCGTCAATAGTTGATCATCGCGAGCAATCAGAATATTACGAATAAAGATTCCGGGATAAATAATGTTAATAGCACCGGACAATTCAAACGGACTGACATTCATTCCTGTCACAAAACCATGTTCACCCTCGATTTCACCACTGGCGTACCGCATGAGCGCCGCAACGATCGCCTCTTTAAGAGAAACGGTACTTTGCCCCTGTCGGGCAGATACCTCGACACGAATTGGAACTTCCGTTGGGCGATCAAACAATACCGTATACGGAATACTTGCGTTAGGTTCCGTTACCGAGACAGAGACTTTACCATTCCACCCGGCACCAGCGGTTTTATTGTTGAGCAAACTCATGGCGATGTCATCATCAGTGCCTCCGTGCACGCAAGCCCAGACGCTGTGTGGCTTCATAACAACGCCTTCTATGGTCTGGTATTCGTGGCTTATATTTTCCAGGAACGTCAATGATTTTACCCCCGCGACAGCATACAAATTACTAATCTGCGCCTCAACGGTGGAAGTCCCCTGCCCGGCTAGCCGTAACTCTCGCTGCAGGCGTAACGCTTCATCGCTCTGTGGCGCATCACCGGGTATAGCAGCATTATCGTTATGAATGGTTTCCCATCCCAGGACTGAATCGACTATCGTTGTCAGCCCCCCAACCGGACAGACTAAAGCGCCGGTTTCAAGTGCAACAAAATCCACCTTACCGCGCCCTGCGCTATCCAGTACGATGGTACGTGTCGTCATATACAAGTCACCATCAACACTGCGGGCCCTGGAACCTGTTGGGATTTCCACCAGTGGAATGCCGCCCAGTGTTACGCTGGCGATTGTAGAGACGCTTTCTGCTTTACGCTCAATACCCAGCCAGGCACAAATTGACTCCAGAAAAATGCCAGTAGCCAGATCTGGGTTAACCTGGTTGGCTAACAGCGCATTATTTTCTGCCACAGCGCGACGGGCGGATGTTTCGCCAGCGATCAGTCGCCCCTGGGGAGTATCGTCCGCGGTGGACATATTCTCGCCCAGCGCGGATTTAAACTCCCGCTCAATGTCACTTTTAATATCGGCAGTGTCCGGCACAATCGCGCCGGTACTGTCGACATAGTTATACAGTTCTGCCATTACTGATTGCTCCTGTTCCCCATTCCGTAACGATAACGGCGGTATAGCTGAATTCGTTCTCACTGCGATCGACAGAGAATGATTCAACGCGAAGTACACCTGACACATTCTCAATTGTGGAAATGGCTGCCGCCTGGAATTGTGCTGGTCGATAGTAATCCCAGAGGGTTTCCCGGTTTGGCAGCCCACGGTCCATCGCATAAATCATCTCATTCCTTTGTGCCAGCATCGCGGTTTCACAATTTTGCAGGCAGGCGGAAAGGCCGGTTTTTGTTGCCAGGTTTCCGGCAACATCCAGATATAAATTACGCCCGGACAATGCCAGGCTAAGTGTTTCAGTCATTGTGTTACTCCGGTTGATCTGTGGAACTGCCGCCGCGCTCTACGCCCGGGTGGGTGTGTGTACTGCCAATATTTTTACCATTGTGGGTAAAACCATCGGCAGACAGACTCAACGTCCCGTTACCAGCATTTAGCGTGATACGCTCTTCTGTCACAACAACAGAGGTTTCCCCCATCCTCAGTTCCAGCGATTTTTCACCCAGCAGCAGTACTGACTCACCAGCTTTATGCTGGATAACCAACGCATCATCGTGGCCATCCGGCAAATCATAGTCCGCCATCAAATCGGGGATGAAACGCCCATCGGCGAAATCATGCAGCCGTAGCGTATTGGGTCTGGCCACTTCATCGGCCTGTAGAAAAAGCGAAATATCCCGATCGCTGGATTCTATCCAGCCGCGGTCTCCGGTCTTAAGCGGGAACGTGATCCCAAAATCTCCCCCGCCCAGTGCCAGAACCGGGACGCTGGCGATCGACGCGCGCTCGACACGCTCCCCGGCAGTCGTGATACGTGTAATCAGAGGACGAACCGTGGCGCGGTTCGTTTTACGGTCATAGCTAATGATTTCAGCAGGGAGCTGCCCGTCAATGCTCTGAATCATTTTTTTGAACGCGTATTCGATAACCCCGGCAAGCGTTGCGGATTGTGCGGGGTCCGCGTCAGTTAAATTTGTGCTTGCCATAATCCCAGCCTCCGGCATTCTGCAATCGTGTACCATGAGGTTTCCCGGTTGCAGACTTCAAAATTAATTTTATAAATAACAAATGACCCACTGGTGACCGGATTCAGCTCGCTTTCTACCGTGAGTCTGGCTCCAGGGCGACTCTCCGGATCCAGCAAGTATTTCACTTTAATCCCCTGCTCGGTGATTTCCGGCATACCAATCATGCCGGTGTTTTTATTCAGGGTGATTGCGAGATTCTCCAGCGGCGCATCGGCATTTTTTATGATTAACCGGTCATCATCAACATAAGCATTATAACTCCCGGCTTCTGCCAGTTTATTCACTTGCTGAAGTTTCGCGCCCGAGTAGTTGTAATTACTGACCAGCTTATCCCTGGCCTGAAAATTCAGGGTTAACCCCATCCCGGAGGCTGTATCCCGGGCTATCGTATTGAGGGATGTCGGGCCGGCATAACTGTTGGTCGTTGACTCACTCATAAAGTACGCACCGGTTTTTGCTTTTATCGTCAACATAACGTCAGGAGGCTGCGAGGGCGTACAGCTCAGAATATCTCCTTCAAATAACTTAAAGGAGCCATAGCTCTGACGCCCGGCGTAGAGAACGATGCGCTTTCGTTTTCGCGGCAGATTATAAGGGGAAGTCTCCGTTATCAAATAATGACGAACTGGCTTTGACAGGTTGCCAATTTTAATAGTGCATTCATTCTGCAGTGTATTCGCTGTTTTCTGACCTGACGCCTGAATATAGACCTCCTCATAAACATGCATTTTACCGTCAATTTCAATTTCACAGCACAGCAGACGGGGGTCAAAATCAGACATTTTATGCCTCCGGTATAAAATAAAATTCATGACCGTTATTAAATTCGGTATAATACGGATAAGTTTCATCGGGTGTAATAAATATGAAATTCCCGAATCCCCGTGCATGGTGTGATGGAAGCAAGGGAATTCCCGCTACTATCCGCATATTCTGAATCAATGTGACATTGTCTCGGACAATCGTCGCAGCCATCAGGTTATCGCTGATACAGATGATCCGTATTTGATAACGGTTATCGGCGAGGCGAATAGTGAAGGACTGATTGGGTAACGCTTCCAGCTTTATTGAAATAACAGACTCAATGGTTGTTTCCATCACCGCCCTCCGGATTCTATAATTTTATCCGCTGTTTTTTCTGGCTTCTTATCCCCGGTTTGTTCACCCCGGTTAACCGTACACTGGTCCCGTTGGCGCTTCACTTTATGAGCAGGTAAAGCCTGATACTGTGTTGTTACCAGCCGAACTTCTTTAAAAGTCAGCGCCATCTGAATAACATCAGCCTGAGTCGGTGTTTCATCGTGAGGCATTGCCGCAAACGCCATTGACTTAAAAGAACCTACCTGGGTATGAATCGTAACCAGCTCGCTATTCAGCCAGGCCTGATTAATCTCCCGATATAGTGATTGATAATAGTTTGCTGGTAATAATACCGACAGTACAATTTCCACCGGTTTGAATATACGATGATCGCTGATAGTACTGCCATCCTCAAGCGGATGCTCCATCAGCATAGCATTTCGGGTTATCGTTGCTTTCAGATAAACCATGTTTTCAAATTTCAGGGAAAACTCATCGCCGTAGATACCATATACTTCTGTTTGTTCATCCATAAATCACCCTGAAAACCCGTTAGCAAAATGATCCGTTGTGGATTTAAGCACGGCGTTCTCAAAATCGTCTACAATACTCTGAGGATCGCTGGCCTGAGTATTTATTTCAACCTTTCCAAAGTTAAAATTATACTCTTTATTATCCATATGGCTGGCATTATTAACGGCATTACTGGTCTGCGCATTTATTGGATTTAACGATATCTGTCGCCAATACTCATTACCGCCGTAAGTGAGAGACTTTGGAATATCGTAACCAAGATAGGAAGTGTTACTACTCGCTCCAATATTCGACGACTCTTGCGTATCTCCAAAGCCAAACCAGGCCTTGACACTACTCCATGTGTCTTTGATATCATTAAACCCGTTCAGCGCCTGCGCCAGTACATCGCTGATAAGCTTTTTCAGTATTTCCCAGAGACCGGTTAAATTCTCAACACTGGCGCTGATAAAATCCATAACTGTTGCACCAGTATCCTCACCGAATACCAGATCAAGAGCCTCAAGGAGAATCTTCTTTAATTTCCCTAACAACTCGTATAAATAATCCACACTGGCACCAATAGAATTCATAATCGATTCGCTGGTACCTTCACCGTAGATCAGATCAATAAACTCCATCAGGCTATTTTTTAACAGCCTCAGCATTTCCAGAGGATTAGCAAACAGATATAGCAGCGTTGCGCCAAACCCGATAAATTGCGCCTTCAGCACTTCCAGGAATCGCCCCGGATCAGTCAACAGAAAAACCAGTGCATTCCAGCATTCAAGCACAATATCTTTAATGATATTTAGCACGCTGCCCAGCAAGGGGAATTGTTTGACCAGGTCGCCGGTCACAGAATCCATTCCCCTGAAATAACCAATGACATCAGATATCACAAGCGCTACTGCAGCAAACGCCGCAGCAAGGAGTAACATTGGCCACACAGCCGCCAGTGAGGCAAGGCCTGCGCTGGCCATCGCCGGTAAGTAATACGCAGTGACGACAGTTGCCAGAGAGAGAAAAAAATCACTAAGCGCTTCTTTATTTTCTTTTACCCAGTCAGATGTTTCGCTCCAGATATCAAGCAGAACTTCAAAAACGGGGAGTAATGCAGTACCAATTCCGGATCTGACATTTTCAATTTCAGCGGTGAAATCGCGCCATTTCCGGTTAAAACGATCTGCCAGCTCTACCTGTTCCTGCGTTACAACGCCCTGCTCTTTTTGTTTCTGGACCAGAGCTACAACACTTGTACTACCCTGACGCAATAATTCTATTGTAGATTCATCCAGACCGAGCATTTTTCCGGTATTCAGGGCTTCCAGTTTCCCCATCCCTCCCAGCGTTTGGCTCATACGCAGCAACGCCGCTTCGGGATCGAGAAATTGTTGCGCTAACTTACCCAGAGTATTGGTGAAGGCATCTGCATCACCGCCGCTCGCCGTCACGGCTTTACGCCAGGCATCCAGTACGGAAACATTAATACCCACCATTTCGGCTTGCTGGCCCAGCACACTGGTCGCTTCCGCTGTCTGTACTGTCAGCTCCGCTAAACCGGCCAGATCGAGTTGTATATTAAGAAAATTTGCCGCGTTATCCGCCAGACTCAGAAATGTCTTTCCCAGTTTATCGGATTCATCTTTAAGGTTGATGACGCTTTTTGTTAACCCGGAGGCCGTTTTATCGGCCTCCGTAAAAGCGAGGAGCAAAGGTTCAGCATCCACATCAACGGTGTAATAAAACGTCGAAAGTACACTCATCTTCTGCTATTCCTCTCAGCGTGTTGAACGGCTAAAGCCTCGTTAGCGCGCCGAATTGCGATTATCTCGTACATATCCAGCGCGTCCTCCAGGGTGTAGCGTTCTTTCAGTTCCCGGAGGGTGGCGAGACCTTCCCCGATAATTGCCCCAATAACTCCATCAACGTTTTTGTAATCGAGCCAAGGAACCGCGCTTTGAGAGAATCGAGGGAGCGCAAGGCGCTCCCGTTCCTGAAAAAAGAGCAGTTGTACTCCATCATCGCCCATTCAATTTTGAGTAAGGTTTCAAAATCCGGAACATGGTTATTCACTAGTTCCTGTGTCACAAGCTCTGTGGGGCCGTTGGGGGTATCGACGGCAACATAGGCCATCAACTTAAGCATTAGCGCCTCATTGGTTTTGTACTCACCTATCTTCGGCGCGCCAGTAATCGGATACTGCGTGACAATCTCTCGTCCGGCAATCGCCGGGAATTTTGAGAGAATGAACGTTTTTTTCGTACCGTCAGCGCAGGTAAACTCTTTATTAAATGGTTCAAGCATTAGACAATTACCTGATTTTCAAATTTAAAGGCATAGCTTTTGGTTTTAAGCCTGCCGCTACTGGTTACACCGTTACCAATCATGGCATCGACAATCGTACCTCCAGTCAGCATGCGCGTTTCACCTGATGGGTAATAAATCGTCATGGTAATACTGTCATTGGTTGACTTTTTACCCTTCGCCACACGGTTCGCCTCCGCAAGGATGCGTAAATTCTTATCATCATCGCTATTAGGCAGGATATTCAGCGTCACCGGGATGGCATTTAGCGTGCGCCAGCTAACCATATCGCCATTCAATCCGATGGCCGCATCACCCAGTTTCAAAGAAGCACTATCCAGCGGATCAGCATCATCAGCAAATTGAGTAAGAGTAATACCCGCCGGAAACATAACGGATGCCCGCAGCGTTACGCGCAGGCCAAAACCTGAAATATCATTAGTCATTTATTTATTCCTTAGATCAGTACGTGGGTGCCGGTGATTTTGCGGATCGCATCGTCCTTACCATAAATCAGTGTATAAACGATCTGATATTCAGTTTCACCGCTGTCGGTGATGTAACTATCCACTACCGCATTAAGCCAGTAACCTGCGGTCTGAATCGTAGTCCACGCCGTGTCATCACCGGTAATTTGAGTGATGTAATTCTTCTGAAGCATTGTCAGGGTTTTTCCTCGGCTGATGACTCCGTTATTCAACGCCAGGGACATCGGCTCATCCTGAAGCGCGCTAAGCACCAGGTTGATCCCCGTTTCATTAGCCGGAATGCGCTCAAGAGCCAGTTGCAGACTCAACAGTACGGAGGCACAGGTGTCTTTTAACCATTGTTCATTAGCATGAACGTTCATCGCAGTAGGGTATGCTCCTCCGCCCATCAACGATCCGCGCTGGTAAAAGTCGATGATGTTTCCGGCATTCTGGGTACGCCCGTAATAATTGATACGCAGCGCATCATATTTTTGAGCATCGGAAGTCGTCGTAATTTTCGGCGTAACATTCGCTACCTGCTTATACATGTAGTTAATTGCGCCATTTGTGCGGGTGTAATCCGTAGCGGCCATCAGAATACCCGGGATTTGCTCATCAAACTCGGTGTTAAGAACATCCACCAGCGTTACCCCGACACTACCAATAGGCAAAAGAGCGGCGTTGTATTCTTCAGCCTGCGACAAAGTACATCCGGCCAGATACATGAACTGAACATTTTTAGCTGCGTTGGCCCGCGCAAGATCAACGACTTGCTCCAGCATCAGAGAACGCATAAACAGGAACGAGCCATAGTTATTTGAGATATCGTCGGCAATGGCGACGCTTTCCGCTTCAGTCAACGGTGTGACCACACCAGCGATGGATTCCCCCCCAATCAGCGCCAGCGCTTGTGCCACCGCGCCGCCGGTAAACTTAACCACGACATCAGCATCCGCACCGCCGGTAAACCGGAAACGCGCCAGCAATGGATCATAATCCACAGTGGACGTTTTTAACGCTTCATCGCTCAGTGCGCGTAGTGCGGATGTCGCCAGCGAAGCGACATCCGCCAACGAGGAGACAGAGGACAGGTCGACGCTGGCAGTCGTAAATGTTTGTCCCCCAATCGTTCCCTCCAGCGTACCGCTGATCGTTTTCAGTTCAGAGACGCTCCAGGTTGTGGACTGCCCCAATACCATCGGTGGGGAGGTTTCATCCTGATCGCGGCAAAATCCCAGCTTTGCAGGGGTTGTAATAGATGGCGAAATATAACCAAAATAATAAACAGCACGCCGATATTCCTCTGAATCATAGCCGAAATAGGCTCCCACGCCATCAGCGCTGGTGAACTCCAGCACACTGTCAGGAGAGGTTAGCTTATTCGGGGTAAACAGGCGCAGAATAAGGTCGCGCTGACGTACGTGCGCAACACTGCCAACACCCGACGTGATTTTCACGTAGTGATCAATTGCAATAGACATAAATTATAATTCCTCAGATACGTTCTATTCGCAGTCCTGTGCTGGCCACGAACGGAATTTCAATGACAGATATATCTGTATAATTAAGTGAGAATTCGAAAAAAGGCAGAACCTCGCGCCCTGCGTATTCATCAGCCACATCAGCGCTTTTTATCGTGCCTACGCGAAGAAAATTAACTCCAGAGGCAATTAGTGACGCCTGAAAACGACGCGACTGCATCGTCGACGCCGTCTGCTTAAGCAAATCCTGAGCGGTTATGGCTCCCGGATTGCTATCTACACCCGGAACTCTGGCCGTAATCTGCAACGTGGCGATCATTACCTGAGTCAGGGTTTCACGCATGACTTGATCAACCTTGTCCATTTCCTCGTGTACCCCAGGGAAGCCGGTACGAACATCGGCCGTTTTATGTAAATAGAGAGTGGGTACCGCAGGTGTATCAGACGATGTTTGTAGGCTGATTTTTTGAACATCAGGAACTGACGCCCCGGTTAGCTCAAACTCTGATAATAAGCAGGTGCGAAGTAGTACAAACAAGTCGTTATCCGTCATGGTCTCTCTCCGGTACCAACCCGACATCCGCTTCAGTAAGCAGTGGATAGCCGCTTTCCGTCAGCAGAAAGAAACCAGATTTAATCGGGATATCCGGCTGGGGAATAACACTCTGGCGGGTATTAGACAGATCGGGTACGAGAACAAATTTCACATAGCGATTGCGATCTATCGGCATTATATTTCACCTCCCAATCAGCATCACAGAGAGCCAGCTCTACCCTGAGACCGCATGATATGCACTAATGCAAATCACACGCGCCTCCGGTACGTGGCATGCTCATATCTCGCAGTGATAAACACAGGCCGGGGCCGATTATCCCCGACGCAATATCCCACAGGCCGACACTTGATATCATTCAATTGTCTGAATTCACAGACCGTCTTGATAAAGCAGCATCATTCAGTGGTTTAATTGAAACGGAGATGAGCATATAGCTGGTGCAGCATTGCATACACCTTACCAGTATGTTACTCATCCATTTTTGATACCCTGAGCTTGCGAGTAGTTACCGGCTACGGCCACAAGGGTACCATCCTGTAGATAGCAGGTAATGGTGACGGTACTCCACACGCAAAACCTGTTTAAAACATGATGTTGGATTCGCTTTTCAGCGACGTAGGACCTGAGTCCATTGTATAAAGAGCAAATTGACTTGAACCGCCAGACAACCAGGCATGTTAAGTAACTATATCTGTAGATAACCGTAAAAGTTATACTACGGAGTTGATTATAACCCTAGTTATTCATCGTGTCTATAACTTTTTTTATTTGAATGTTAATAACAGAAGTTATACATTTGCTATATGAAAACACTTGCTGATCGTCTTAACCACGCCATGCAGTCGGCGGGGATCTCACAAAGCCAACTGGCAGAGCTTGTTGGCCTTTCCCAGCCTGCAATTCAGAAAATGACATCGGGTAAAGCCAGTAGCAGTCGTAAAATTGTTCAGATCGCATCCGCTTTGGGTGTCAGGCCCGAGTGGCTTTCTAATGGAACAGGTTTACCCGATACCATCTCAAGCTTCGAACCTTCAAATATACGTGAGTCAAGGCTGAAAGCCTCTGTCTGGGAAGATATGGACAAAGACGAACAAGAATTTGTGGAGATCCCACTATTGAATGTCTCTTTAGCCGCCGGTGATGGAAGCAGTGAAATCGAAGAGTCTTCGGAGTTTGCACTGGTGTTTCGGCGTCATTATCTAAAACGAATGGGTGTCCCTGAAACCGCCGCTAAACTGGTCAGAGTCAGCGGTCAGAGTATGGAGCCGACGCTACATGATGGGGATGTAGTCGGTGTAAACATACAGGATACTGTAATTCGCGATGGCAAAACGTACGCGATTTGTCAGGCCGACTTATTGAGAGTTAAAACACTTATTGCAACACCGTCGTCAGTCATTATCAGGTCGATAAACAGGGAAGAATACCCCGACGAAGTACTGGACAGAGACGAGTTTGTCAGTAGTGTGAGAGTCATCGGCAAGGTGTTCTGGTCGTCTCATAGCTGGTAAATCCAGGGTTCTATAGCCCGGTGGGCACCGGGCCAAATCATCCGATCATGGCTGCCTCTGCTCTTACTGCGAATTCCTTAAGTTATAAATCTGTTGTTATTTTTCAATCAAAATAATACTTATGTTATTGACCACATTTATAGCATAAGTTATAATTATATCGTTTCGTCAATAACCAATGACGATTCGAACTGAAAAATTTGCTTCATCTGTACCAGCACAACAGAAATAACAGGAGGTATTTATGCCACGCAGAACAGCGTTTAAGGGCTCAGCCTCGGGACGTCGGCGCAACCGTCGTTTACACCTTCAACCCCTAAGTAATACCGACCCCCTTCAGGCAGAGCAGTTAACCATGTTACGCCCCACCCCATCTAAAGCAGAACTGGCATGTAAACGGCATTCCAGCCGTACTGATAAGGCCCTTAACCCCATAGATTTGACACTACTGGCCGAATATCGGGCACAAATAGAAAAACACGCCGCAAGACTGGAACGCAAAAACAGACGGATAAGGTATAGCTCCCCCAGAACAGAATCGGGATTGACATGTTCCGGAAAAGAGAAATTTAAATCCAGGCCGATTTCTTTAATCTGA